GGTTGTTTTTCCCTTATTACGACGCGCACAAGGAGGACTCTACGGCTCCGTATCCCGGCATCCCCGCCCTGCTTGCCGCGCTGCACGGCGCAGGCGTAAAACTGGGCGTCGTGTCCAATAAGGAGGATGCTCTCACCAAAAGCGTTGTCAGCCATTATTTTCCGGGTCTGTTTGACGCAGTGGCCGGCCATACGCTGGGCACCCCCACGAAGCCCGACCCGCATCTTGTGAACGGCATGCGCGCCGCCTTCGGCCTTTCGGCGCAGCAGGTGCTGTATGTGGGGGACAGCGGCGTGGACATCGAAACGGCCCGCAATGCCGGGCTTGCGGGCTGCGGCGTTCTGTGGGGCTTCCGCACCGGGGACGAGCTGTGCGGCGCGGGCGCGTCCTATCTCGCCCGCAGCCCGGAGGATATCCGTGTGCTGGTGCTGGATGCCTAAGAGCAGCTGCAGCGTCCGATCCATGTACCTGCAAGAATTGAATTTCATTTTGCTGTTCACGGGGGGAGGGGAGCACAATGTTGATTTTATCGTTCAACGCCCTTACTTCTCCCGCCTTGCTGAAGGCGGTCCGCATTCAGGTACGCCCGTGGATGCAATGGGACCACTCGTCACTACGGCCTCTTTGGGTTATAAAGAGCAGGACCGGCATGTATTCCAACGTTTAAAGGAACTGGATGTCCTTGGGCTTGCGGCAGAGTATTTCGATTTTGACGACAGTCCGGCACGGTCTTTTGCCGACTATAACGCGGCCGTCTTTTTTGGGCAGTAATCCGTTTTACTTGCTGAAAAGCTGGCGTGCCTGCGGCGCAGAATCAATATTGGAGGAATTTTTAAAGGATGAAAAACGGCTGATCGGCTGCAGCGCCGGCCGCTTTGTAATGCAGTGTTCCATTGCATTCATCGCCCGCTGCACACCGGAAATGATAAATCCGCCGGCTTGTTGGACACCACCGGGCTTTGTCTGACAGACGTGGAAATCTTGCCCCATTATCACAGATTCCTGCCGCGTTTTGAGCATTTTGAGGAAGCGCATACAGGCTTATAAACAGGAGACCGTTATCCCTCTGCTGCGCACCGACGACGGCAGACCGTATTTTTATATTCCGACGGCCCGCGTGTCGAAGGAACGCCTCTTTCGATGTGAGGCGGCTTGCCGGGAACAATGCTCCAAATGCTGAAGCCCCGCCAGATCCTTTTGGGATCTGGCAGGGCTTTTTCTGTCCCGTCCTTTTAGGGTGCCCGTGCGCATGGTCAGAACCGGGTACCGCCGCATACAATGGTTTGACGGCGCTTTGCCGTCTTGCGGCACATCAATATAACGGGAGGCATTGACCATGGAACTGCAACACAGTCAGACGTGGAAAAATCTGCAGACCGCATTTTCGGGCGAGCTGCACGCTTGTGCAAAATATAAGATCTATGCGCTGCGTGCGCGGGAAGACGGCTACGAGCAGATGGGGAACATCTTTGATGAAACATCCCGCAATGAACAGGAACATGCCGAGATCTGGCTTAAGCATCTTTCCGGCGGCGAAGTGCCCGGCACGCTGGAAAACCTGCGGGACGCGGCAGCCGGGGAACACTATGAATGGACCGAGATGTATGCCGAATTTGCCCGTACCGCCCGCTGTGAAGGCTTTGAGGAGCTGGCGGAACTGTTCACCCGCGTGGGGAACATTGAAAAAACGCATGAACAGCGTTACAACAAGCTGGCTGCCAACATTGAGGACTGCCAGGTTTTTTGTAAGGGGCGCCCCACCGTGTGGGTGTGCATGGTATGCGGAAACGTAACGTATGCCGCATGCTCGCCGGAAGTTTGCCCTGTATGCGGGCATTCCCAGAGCTATACCGAAATCAAGGCGGAAAATTATTGAAGTAAAAAATAGCAGCATGCCCTTTCTTCCTGCCATGCGGGTCTGTTTGGCCGGCACGGAAACGAACAGGGCATAAAAGATGTTCCCATTTCGTTGTCGCAGCATTTTAAATGCATAAAAAACCGCACTGTACAACCGTTTTTGGCTGTACAGTGCGGTTTTCATCTGGTGACCCGACCGCAGACGAGGCGGAAGATATTGCGCCGGTGTCATCGCCCAAGGTCGTGAGTATAAAATGACCGACCCGTATATGGAGCCGATTCCATGCGAGATCATTCGATGCGACCACGGAAAAGGGTTCACGGTCTATGTGCCGTTTGAAAAAACGTATCTGCTCAATAAGCGGCTCACGCACTGCGAAATGCTTTTGACAGACGGCAGAAGAATCAGCCCGGAGCAGCGCAAGCGTATCCACGCGCTGCTCCGTGATATTGCCGCCTGGAGTGGGATGGACCCGGAACAGGTAAAGGCACTGTTGAAATATGATTTTATCGCGTATGAAAACTGTGAATATTTCAGCACATCGAATTGTGATATGACAACCGCACGCTTGTTTCTTCAATTTATAATCGAATTTTGCATCAAATATGGAGTGCCATGCCGCCGCCCGTTGTATGACGTAGCAGAAGATATTACAGCATATGTATACGCGTGTTTGGTGCACAAAAAATGCTGCCTTACCGGGCGGAAAGCGGAGCTACACCACGTGGATGCCGTAGGAACAGGGAGAGACAGGCGTGAGATCGTGCACAAAGGCATGCGTGTGCTCCCGTTGAGCCGTGAAAAGCACATGGAGGCGCACACACTTGGGAGAGATACATTTTGCGACAAATACCATATCGTGCCGGTCTCACTCGATGAAGAGCTTTGCAAGATATGGAAACTGAAAGGATGAAATCTATGAAATGTGAATTTTGCGGGAACCCGTATGAGGGAAGTGGAGCGCCGTGCGGTGCAGAGATATGTCCGGATTGCTGCAAGGAGTGCTACGAAAAAGACGGCTTTTGCGAAGATATCGACAGCGCCGAGTAAGGCGGTGAGTGTGTGACGTATATTGATCTCATAAATGCTTTTGAAAAGTGGAGCCGAATGAACTATCTGGCGCCGTCAGCGCGGGTGCTTTACTACAAGTTTTTAGCACTTTTTAACGCCTGTGGGTGGCCGGAATGGATCACAGTAGGAAATCCGCAGCTCATCGCAGAGGCCCAGATTGGGAATGAGAAAAGCACGCTGTTACACAGGGACAAGCTCATCAGCGTCGGCCTTTTGGATTACCAGAAAGGACGGAAAGGCGCACCGAACAGGTATCGGCTAAACACTGTACCTTTCACTGTAAATAATACAGTGCAATCTACAGTAAAAACTACAGTAAAAGCTACAGTACAATCTACAGACATACCTAGATATAAGACTAAAGAGATAGATATACCTGACGAAGAAGCACGCGCGCGAAACGATTTTGCCAGAGTGTACCAGTGCTATGAGCAAAACATGGGGGCGGGTTCCAGGGCTGTAGCGGATGAAATTGTTGGCTGGATGGAAGCTGGCACAGAGGCTGAATTAATTTGCCTGCTGACATAAAAGCCCGGGAGAGTCGAATCGAGAAGCTGCTTCACCGCAAAGAGGCTATTGCGCAGGACGCGGTACACGGGAGCGCGGAAAATTTCCCCTACACAAAGCATACGGTCATTATCCGCGGAGTTGAAACCGATGCCGACGTTTTGGCCATGCAGGAAAGACTGAAAAAGCTCAACGATGAATACGACCGGCTGTACGGTAGGGCACTGATCGAGATAGAGGATATCACAGATCCCGAGGTGCGTGTGGCAATCAGCCGCAGGAGCTTTGACGGCTGGAGCTGGGCGGAGGTTGCGCAGGAGCTTAGCCCGTCTCGAGATGCGGAAACCGTGAGGATGGTCGTAAACCGATATTTCAAAGAAAATAATTCTTCTCGGTAGTTTGTAGCGGAATGTTCGTTTTTGATGAGTTATACTTAGAATTGAGAAAGTGCATCGGGAAACCGGTGCGCTTTTCTTTGGCTCTGTCGATAAAGCACACCTACGAGTACAAGCATAGAGACTTTAGTACATGCAGGTGAAAAAGACAAAAGCGCCAGAAATAATATCTGACGCTTTTGTGTTTCTAATCTTTCAGTACAGCCCGAATATCATATTCGGTATATTTATCCTCATCCAATACTTGATACATAAACCCACATGATCCACTTGGGGCAAATTTTATATTTTTCCCTTTATAAAGTTCTTTAATCTTTTCATAATATTTTTTTAGTGCTTCACATTCATTTTCCGCCTCAATCTCCTCTGCCTCTTGTCCATTTCTGCTCCCCATGTGGTAGTACATTTTTCCATTGTCTTCAAAATCTTCATACGATTCAATCCTATAAATTGGCATAATGATTTCTCCTTTACTGAAATTTAGGATCTACTTAGAGCTATACATCTTCAAACTGTTTTGCAACAATTAACACAAAAATAACATATGTGCAATGTATTTGCAAGTCATACTCGCTTTGCGCGAGCTTTAATCATATGTCCTGAGAGAGGTGGTGACGTGGCCCGTGAAGATCTTATCCCATTCAGCGAACGAAGCAAAGAGGAAGCAAAGGAATATGGCAAAAAAGGCGGCATTGCCTCCGGGGCAGCGCGCCGCCGCAAACGGAGCCTGAAAGAGGCAGCGGACGTATACCTTTCCCTGCCCGTCGCAGACCGCCGCCGATGGAATAAGCTGGCGCGCCGCTGTATCGCCCCCGAGGATATCGACAATCAAATGGCAATGATCGTAGGGCTGACTGAGGCCGCAACCGCAGGCGATGCGCGAGCGGCAACGGTAATCGTCAAACTGTTGGGCGAGGAAACAGCCCGCGAGGATACCGGCGCCGATCAGCTCACCCGCGCCGCGGAACTTCTGGAGGGCATCGATGGCGTTATCGAGTAAGCAAATTGAGTACCTCCAAAGCTGCAGTCACCGCTGGAACATCAAAGTCGGCGCGACAGGCAGTGGCAAAAGCTGGCTGGATTACGCCGTCGTTGTTCCCAAACGTCTGCTGGCACTTCGCGGGCAAGGAACTGCGGTGATGCTCGGGAACACCCAGGGCACACTTTCCCGCAATATCCTTGACCCAATGCGTGAGATATGGGGCGAGGGCCTTGTCGGTACCATCAGCAGCGATAATACGGCGCTCCTGTTCGGGCGGCGGGTCCATATCCTTGGCGCGGATAATAAAAAACACGTCGCTCGAATCCAGGGCATGACCATCGAATACGCCTATGGCGACGAAATGACTACCTGGAATGAAGAAGTATTCCAGATGCTCAAAAGTCGACTGCGCTGTGGGCACAGCTACTTTGACGGTACGGCCAACCCCGCAGACCCTCACCATTTTGTCAAGCAGTTCATTGACAGTGACGCCGATGTTTACTGCCAAACATCCACCATCGACGATAACCCATTTTTGCCGTCCGAATTTGTGGCGAACCTCAAAACGGAATACGCAGGGACCGTATACTATACACGGTTCATCCTGGGCCAATGGGCGGCTGCAGAAGGCATCATTTACCGCCCATTTGCCGACAGTATTGCATCCAACGATAATCGCTTTCTGTGGCCTGCTGAGCGCGAGCTGCGGCCTTTCCGCGTCTACATCGGCGTGGACTTCGGAGGCAACGGTTCACAACATGCCTTTGTGGCGACGGGCGTTCTGCCGGGATACCGCGGTGTTGTGGCGCTCTGCAGCGAACGCATTGCCGCAAAGGGTACAGACGTCGTATTTCTGCAAAAACGCTTTGTACAGTTCGTCGAGGCTGTTTTCATACGCTGGGGGGAAATACACGCCGTTTTCTGCGACAGTGCGGAACAAGTTCTGAAAAACAGCTTGCGCGCCGCTTTGCTGCCGACCCGTTTCCGCTGGCTGGCCGAGCGCGTATATAATGCAAAAAAAATCGAGATCAACGACCGAATACGAACGACTGCAGCCCTTATGGGCGGCGGCCGTTTTTGGTATATGCCGGAGGCCGGCAGCGTCCGTGATGCGCTTTCCACGGCCCTATGGAGCGGGAAACATCCGGGCAAGGATGAGCGTCTTGATGACGGCTCCACAGACGTGGACACATTGGACGGCTTTGAATACACCATCGAACGCGACTATAAACGCTATTTGGGGACGGAAACATGAACATTACGCAATTCATCAAATATCTGAACAAAACCAAAAAATGGGGTATCCAGAGCCAGTATTATTCCTACATCGACGAATGGCGTCAATGGTGGGCCGGATATCACCCGAGCTTTCACCGCATCAACGAATGCGGGCTTGACGGAACACACCATGCGCGGACTATGTACCGCCTTGGAATGCCTAAGCGAGCTTGCGAAGATTGGGCCAGCCTGCTCCTGAACGACAAAACCACCGTGACCGTGGATGACAAGCAATCAGCAGAATGGCTACTCGGAGACAATGCACAACAGACCGGCGGAGAGCTTGGCAGCCTCGGCTTCTGGCACAACGCCAATACACTCGTGGAACTGGCGTTTCGCTCCGGCACCGGTGCCTTTGTGCTGAGCCTTGAAAACCTTGTCGTCAAGGACGGTATGGCCGTGCTTTCACCTGACGCCAAAATCTGCCTGGACTATGACCCGGCCGAATGCATCCTCCCAATCACGGTCCGGCATGGACGTATTGTGGATGTCGCCTTTGCATCTGAGGTCACTGTGGGCGGCAAGAGCTGCATTTACCTGCAAACTCACCGGCTTGTCTTACGGGACGGACGACAGCAGTATCAAATCACCAACGAATATTTTACCAGCGAGAACGAGGATACGGAAAACGCCGATTACAAGCCCGCCCCTCTCCCCGCCGGCGTGCTGAAAAGCTTTACTACAGGAAGCAGCGTTCCATGGTTTTCGGTTTTCTCTCCCAATATCGCTAAAAACCTGCCCGGTGGGCCCGGGCTTGGCATGAGCGTATTCTCCGAGGCGCTGGATCAATCCAAACATTGCGATCTGGCTTTTGACAATTACTGCCGGGATCTCTATCTCGGCGGAAAAAAAGTTTTCTACAACAAAGACATGTTCAAAACGGTCATTGACGCGGAAGGCAAGGAACACCGCTTTGCACCCGATGACATTCGCCAACAGCTTTTTGTGTCTCCCGGAGGCTTTGACCCTGACGCGGCGCCAGATTGGCACGAATACAACCCGGACCTCCGTACCGAAGCGAATAGCCAGGCCGTGCAGGACGCCCTGGACTATTTCAGTTTCAAGGTTGGCCTCGGAACACACCACTATCAATTCAATGCCGGAAATATCGCCACTGCAACACAGTACACCGGAGACCGGCAGGACATGGTACAGCATGCCAACCGCCATCAAATCAAGATTGAAGCGGCGTTGCTGCAGATCCTGCACTCTATCCTGTGGGTGGGCAAAAACCTTGTTGGTGCCGACATCGACCCTGATACGGCTATCACCATCAATTTTGACGACAGCTATATCTCCGATGCGGAGACGCGGCGTCAACGCGATAAGGATGATGCCATGGACGGCTTTATCCCTAAATACCGGTACAACATGGAGTGGCGCGGGATGAGTGAGGACGACGCCAAACGGGCCGTGCAGGAGGCGGCTTCCGAAACGGCAGATTATGAGCCGATGGGGTTTGGCGGTGATGCCTGATGCTGGCCCCGGATTATCTGGATACCTTGCCGGATGCTTTGGTCGAGTTATTCCAGCAAGTCGAAGATGATATCCTCCGTGATATCGCCCGCCGTATCAACAAAATGAGTGGGTTAACTTCAACGGCTGCCTGGCAGGCATGGCGTCTGGAACAGACACGGGCCGTATATTCCGACGTAGTCAGGACGCTGGCGAAGTACAGCGGAAAAGCGGATGCGGAAATCAGACGCATTTTACAGGATGCCGGAGCCACGGCCCTGGCCGCTGATGACACAATCTACCGCGTTATGGGCTTCGCCCCTTCTGATATCAGCACCAACCCGGCCCTGTTGAATCTGCTCAATGCAGGGTATCGCCAAACTCTTGGCTCTTGGAAAAATCTCACCCGAACTACCGCCAATACGGTCACCCGTCAATTTGAAGACGCGCTGGACCGGGCGTGGCTGCAAGTGTCCAGCGGAGCCTTCGATTACAAAACCGCAGTCAAGCGTGCCGTGGATGATTTGGCAGGCAAGGGTATTAAAGCGATTCGGTATCCCTCCGGTCGCACGGATACTCTTGAAGTCGCTGCACGGCGGGCAGTCCTTACCGGGGTAAACCAAACCGCTGCAAAGCTGCAAATCGCCCGTGCGGATGAAATGGGCTGCGACCTTGTAGAGACGACCGCCCATCCCGGCGCGCGGCCTTCGCATGCCGAGTGGCAGG